CGTCACCTCCATTAAAGCTTCCGCTTGTATCAAACGCATTGTTTAATACATTAGCCGCTGTGATTTGTTTAGATTGCGCCATTGATCTTGCAAGAGCTCTTGTATATCTGCCCGCTAATCTGTCGTATAAGTTATCTTCAATTGCCTCTTCTGTGATAGCAAATGCTAACGCCACAGTATTGTGAGTGTATCTTGAAGTGTATACTTCAGAAGCTTGGTCAAAAGTGACCATAGCACCTTCAGCTTTATTTGCTGCTGTGCCAAAGCCAGATAACATTACTTCTTCTTCAAACGCTCTGTCTGAAGTTTCAGTATTGAATATCTCTGCATGCTCATTGTCGTATCTGTTGTATTCCAGGCCAAACAGTGCGTTTAATCCTGGCTCTAGTTCTTTAACTAGTTGTGATCGTGATATAGCCATAAATTATACTCCTGTTCCTTGGTCGTAGAAGTGGTTAACAATTCTAACCAAAACATCTACGTTAGCACTTCCAGCTTCGCTATTTTGCGTATCTTGCGAAATATCAACTGCTTGAAGTACAGTACCACTTACTGTTAATCCAGAAACACTGTGATCCAATTGAACCTCAGATATTCCAGATAAAGTGTTACCTGTTACGTTTGTTATTGCAAAGTTTTTAAAGATGTCTGCTACCGCAAACGCTCCATCAGAATCTACTGAATAAACTACACTCGGGTCGTCGATGATGTTAGCGATAATATCACTAGCAGCAACTCCACCTGGATAGTTGTTTCTAAAAGTAGGCTTCTGAGTAGTAGGGTCTGTGTAGAACACTCCGTTAAAAACGCCCACGACAAGATCAGAGGTATTTGCTACCGCTCTTTCGATCCCGCCACCAGTTACAGGTTTTACCAAGTCACCTTGGAAAATTGCAGTTGCGTATCCGCTTGCAATTCTGTATCTGTTTTGTGCGTTAATAAATGGAGAGCCATCTAACTTTCTTACTGGTCTTAGACCATATTTTTCAGCTACATTAGCCATAGTTGTTTTCTCCTTTATTGTTTAACATTTACTTAGAGTGGTGATTACCAAAAAATTAATTTTTGTTTCCTCCACCAAAAGTTACGCGAGATTGTCGACTAATATTCATCGGCATCTCCGGTCGTTGTTCCTTTAAAACATCGTTATCAACCGAGTCAACTTGATCTTGAGTAATTCTTTTAAAATACTCAGCACGGCTTTTTGCGATCTCTTCAGGTATCCTTCCCAACACAAGGCCAGCAACCCCGATCAACCCTGCGTAAGTTCCCTGAGCAATGATTGGATAAGCATGATCACCTAATTGATTTTTAATCTCTTCGGCTCTCACAAATTCCCAACCTTCTCTCATTTTTTTGGATACATTAGCTGTATCCTGAAAACCCATACTCTCGGTTCTTATCCATCTATGAACAAAACCGTCTGGCGCAGGTGGTGCATCCAGAGATGATGGTGGCGTCCAAGGTTTAGTTCTAACCTCTTTTTTTTCTTCTGACGCGCGTGAAGTTCTATTTATTTTATCGCTCATTCTATACCTCCTTCACGAATTTAGCGTATTCTTCTAGTGGCACCCCTAATTTTTTGGCAATCGCCACCTGTGATTTGGTGAGTCTCACAGATCTACGTCCCTGCTGAGTTCTTCCAGCAGAAGCAACTTTTTGGACGGGTCTTCGTTGCTCTGTACTAGCAAAACGATGAGGGAAGTTATCCTTCATTCGCTTGTCTATTTCATTATAATACTCATCACTTTCTACATCAATACCCATGCCCACTAGATCTTCGTGCACAGTCATTGCTGCGTTTGTCATGATTTTATCGTTACCAAACCAAGCGTTTTTAGACGCCCAACCTCTAGCTCTTTCGCTAGGTTCTGATTGTGCAACCTGTTGTTCTTGAGTTGGTTCTTCTTTTGGTGCGTTTTTCTGCTCTTCAAGCTGTTTCAATCTAGCTTCTCTATCAGCCATTTTGATTCTAGCTTTTTCTTTTTCAACAGTTAATTGAGTAAGTTCGTCGTTCGCCTCCATGATTTTATCTGCATCATTAGATTCAATCGCTTCTTTTAACTTACGCTTTACCTGCTCTCTTTGAGCATCTACTCTCGCATCAAACTCTTTAAGATATTTTTCATCTGTAGAGTCAAACTTAGTTTGAGTATCATCATATTTCTTCTGTAGACCTTTAGCAAAATCTAAAGCAGCTTGTTCTCTTCTCTCAGCTTCTCTAAATTTCCTTGTCAGTTTATCTATTCTTTTCTTAACTGACTCAGATACTTGAGTAAGGTCTTCAGGATCTTCTCTCTTATCTAACTTAGTTTCTCTTTCGTTTTCGAAAGTTTTATCTTCCGCAGGTCGTTCGTCCGGGATCTCTTGTACATCGACTTCTTCTTTTGGTTTGTCTTTGTCATGATCCGCATAACCTAAATCAACTTCACCAACATTTAAATTTGGTTCTTTTGACTCTTCCTTTTGTTGTTCTTCAACTTCGACTTTAGTTTCTTTTACATCGTCTAAATCAAGTTCAACTTCAGGTTGTGTTTTAGCTTGTTCTTGTGCATCAGCCATGATGTTTCCTCCTTAATATAAATGCAGAATATCTTCTGGTTTACTTATTGTTGCGATGATTTCATCATCATTCAAAATACGGTGCTCACCATACTTTGTTTTAAATCTAGAACCGGCATATCTGCCGTAGATTACAAATTGACCTTTCTTACACCAAGGACCCTTTGGAAATTTATCTTTGTCTGCATAACACAGATCACCCATCTCAACGACAAGACCTACAACGGTTGTCATCTGAATAGTTTCAGCAGCGGTATCGGTAAAGATTATTCCACCTTTAGTTTTTTTAGGACCTGAATAAGGTCTTACTAAAAGTCTGTAACCAACAGGTTTTGGTATTAGATCAAGATATTTTTTAATACCCTCTGGGTCTGTGGGTATTGCTGTTTCTTGTGAATCAGGTGCAGCATCACCTTTTTTTGTTTTGACTCCAACTAATTTAGAGTCAGGTGTTAGTATCGTCATCGACATTCTCCTCGTTTCTCTGCAGGTCTTTAAGATCCTGTAGCAGCGTTTCTAATGCGCTGAGTTTACCTCTAGAATACGATAGGTTGTCGATTGTGTCTACATGGTACACCAGATCCTCTTTTGTCTTTTCGATCTGTTTTTTTATGTAGTGTCTAATTGATTGTAATGTATCTAAATCAAGATTCATTGAGCATTTATAGCTGATTGGGTCTTAGATGCAACTACTTCTTACCCTTGAATATTTGCGTTCCCTTAATACCATAAACACTCGCTACGACGAGAATCCAGAGATTTGTGAACCAGCTCGGAAGCTGCCCAAAATATTCGAAGAATAATTTCACTTTGTCCATAGAAGTTGGATCATCACTTAGAACTGCCCAAGCCAGCACCAAAACGGGGGCTGAGAGAATAATTAAAATAAATTCGTCCTTATAGTCTGCTTGACGAGCTTCTAACAGTTTGCCCTGGTAAGCTTCCTCTCCTGCTGCCATCTTTTGTGCATGCATCAGTTGTGCATCTGACATTGCTTGTTTTGTCTTCTGACGGTTCGAGTAAATATGCGTTGCCGTCTTTGCTGCCATCCCTAATAAGTTGAACCATGCCATAATATTGTTCCTGTCTTCGTTTACATAGATAAGGTAACATTAAATGCAAAATTTTTAAACCCTTTAGCCCAGAAACCTTCCATCTATACGAAGTTTTATAGTGATTTTCGAAAGTTCGTACATAAACGTTACCTAAATTAAAATGTGTATGAAACAGATCAACGACATCCCTGTCAGTCATTTCAACAGATACCTCTATCTTTCTTCTGACTCTACCATCTCTGTACAATCCTGCTTTGAAATTACCGAAGGTTCCTTCACCCTCAAATATACCTGAAAGAAAAATTAATTTTTCTTTTTTAGATAGAAATTGAAACATTTACAAAAGATCGCTTGTATAACCGCCACCTTTTACTAATACAACTTCTGCTTCTTCTATTTCTCCACCTTTTGCTCTTTTTTCTTTAAATAGATCGCTTTCTATTTCTTTAACTTTGTCACTATCACCTTTTTCTTTTGCTTCTTCAAGCAATTGTAATAGTTGTTGATATCTACTAGGCATTTAGACTCCTACATGTTGGGCAACCCTTTTTGAAAACTTCATGTTTCCAACAAGGATCTGGTTTATAAGTTGGTTTTGATTCGTACACTCTTTCTTTAAAAAGTAATGTTTTAATTAAATTAAATATCCATCTTAACATTATCTGACTCCTATAAATTTAAAACCTTTTACTTGTATGTTGTTATTTCCAGGATAGACATTTTTATCTGTAGATTCTCTATGCGGACATGGCATTCCACCTGAACCAAACTTAACTGGTGGTATGCTTGAATTAGGCCCCTTCTTTGGTGGTGGTCCTGATTTTTTACCTATCGTCATATTCTCTTACCTTTAATAAAACATATAAAACAATTATGGAAAAAGGAATTCCTATAATAAATAAATCTATCATAGTAAACTTTTATCCACGTTAGATGATATCACAACTTCACCACCATCGTCATATGCTTGAAAACCAGATAGAAAAGTATTTGGTTTTGAAACTGGTTTTTTTATTTGAGTTACAGGAGTTTTACATGGTGGATAAGTTCCATCAGGACATAATTGTTGTCCACCTCCCCCACCAGTATTAGGTGTTGTTACTTTAGGTGGTTTAATTAATCCAGCATCTTTCATGTAGTTCACACCTGTTTTACTCATCACATC